CGGCACAAACAAAAGATTTTAAAAATCAACCGCAATCTACCGGCAATTATCAACCTTACATACTTACATCATTGTTGACAGATAATATTCAAAGGGATGCAAACGGAAATATTGTAGCTGCAGATGGCACTCTTCAGAACAGCACGCAACGCTTGATTTCTGTTGTTAGCAAAGTTGTAAACCTTAATCCAACGCTCATTGTTAGTACAAAATTTGGATTTTTGAATGAGCCATTAATCAATTACACCAATAACTATCAATTTGGTTTAATTGATGCAGGTCAATATTTGAATGGTTTGCCCATGGATCCGCTCAATACGCTGATAGCGGCAGGTTCTTTCGTTATTGGAGCTTGGTATGTAATTGATAGCGTCGGCACCACGGACTTTACGACTATTGGTGCAGCATCCAACGACCAATATATTGAATTTCAAGCCACTGGGGTCGGATCTGGCACGGGTATCGCGGTTGCAATGAGTACAATAGATTGCAGCACCTACGATCCGCTTACGGCTCAGCCCACCGTAATCGATTGCGGCACCTACGATTAACCACATTTTGCCATGACGGAACAGGTTTTAAGTCGGCGTTCTTCACTTTTGTACGATCGCCCTTTACCGACACGGTTGGGACCCGCTGAGGTTGCTGTAAACAACAACCCTGGAGACCCCGGCCTTTACTTTGCGGACAATACCGCATCGCCCAGTACAGGGCTCATCAAGGTCGGCCCAACTTTCATCGGTAGTACGGCCCCAAACCTTCTCCCGACAGGCTACACAAGCCTTTCCAAGGGGGAATCCTGGCTAGATACAGTAAGCACTCAAATTTTTAAAATTTATGATGGTTCTACATGGCAAACCACTAAAGCAGTGGCATCTATTTTTGCGGGCAAACCATCTAATCCTGTTAATGGTCAGTTGCACTACGATAAATCTTTAAGCACAATGTATATTTATGATTCAACTAGTTCTTCTTGGCTGGCAATTTAACTCGTCAATCCACCAGTTCGTATCAAATAATCCAAGATACGGTCCAGTTTTTTGTGAACGGATTCCATTTCACGCCTGAAATCTTCTTTCAGCACGTAATCACGAATAACGCGATCCTCTAGGGTATCCAAATCGTCTTCAATACGCTCCAGGCGCCGGTCAATTTTATTTTGAAAACCAGCAAAAGCCTTGCTGATACCGGTAAATGCTCCGATGGCCCCAGAAGCAGCTGCAAAAATAATGTCTAGGCCCACGTTCAACTTAATATGCTTCCCCTATTCTAATGGGTTCAACAACTTAGAATAAAGCAAGAATAAGTACAGGTGTGACCGCTACCTACGATCCCAATATAGTAGGTGCGATTGAAGCACTCGTGGACTTGATGTCCGGTAATGGCTTTGCAATGACTCGGGAACCCTACGCGCCCAATTATAGAGGTCTTGTTGATGCCATCATCGACCTTAAAGAAGGGTTCCCCGCTTATGTGGCCCCGGATGTAGGGTTTAAGGTTCTTGCTGGTGAAACAATATCACAAGGACAGGCTGTTTATTTAAATCATTCAACAGGACTTGCGTATTTAGCAATTGCAAACGGTACGGAAGCGCAAGCGCATGTTGCAGGATTTGCTAACGAAACGCAAACAGCAGGAAATCTAATCCAAATCCTGGTTGCTGGTATCCTTGGAACATCTGGATTGAGTGTAGGCAACGATTATTATCTATCTGCAGGTACTGCTGGGTTAATCACAACGACGCCACCAAGTGGGGCCGGAAAGTATGTCACCAATGTTGGACAAGCTGTGACGGCAACTCAATTTTCTATTCAACTTAATCCTCCAATAAAGCTGAGCTAGATATGGCAACCAGAAAACCCTTAGCTTTAGTCAACGGTTTATTCCAAGAAGTCAATACGCCAACCGACAAGTTAGATTTTGCCGGTAATACTACATCAGATCTGCTTGAGGGTAGCAATCTTTATTACACCAATGCGCGTGTATTTGGGGCGCTTTCAGTAAGTAATAGTGGCACAGGTTATGGTTCACTGGCGTATAACACGTTAACCGGTTTATTTACCTATACGGTTGTTACCGATGCAAACATTCGTGGAAGCCTTAGCGTAGCCTCGGGATCTGGTCTTACATACAGCACGAGCACAGGGCAATTTGGTACCAGCTCCATCCCAAACAGCCAGTTAGCAAACAGCTCAGTAACATTTGGTAGTACCACGGTTGCGCTTGGCGGTTCTTCTAGTACCATTTCTGGTCTCACAAGTCTTACCGCTACGACGGTAACAGGAAGCACCAACATCATTTCAGGTGCAGCGGGGGCAGCTAGCAGCATCACCCTAGGAAGCACCGGCATCATTTTTGAAGGTGCAACTGCTGATGCAAACAAAACAACACTTAACGTCATAGATCCTACGGGTACAAGGTCAATCCTGTTGCCAGATGCCAGCGGTACCCTGGCGCTGTTGAATTCAATTTCGGTTGCCAATAGCGGTACAGGTTTTGGCAGCCTTAGCTACAACAGCAGTACCGGGACGATCACTTACAATGTAGTCACTTCGGCCAATATCCGAGGGGTTCTTTCCGCTTCTACAACCGGTACCGGATATGGCACGCTCACTTATAGCAGCTCGACTGGCAATTACGATTTTGCTGTTGTTACTGATGCCAATATTCGTGGAAGTCTCGGCGTCGCTGTAGGCTCCGGTTTAACGTATAACTCCAGTACAGGGACCTTTGGTACCAGCGCAATACCAAATAGCCAGCTTGCTAATTCCAACATCCAGATCGGTAGCACTTCTATTGCCCTTGGCGGCAATACAAGTACGGTAGCTGGTTTAACATCCCTTACGGCAACGACGCTCTACGGTGGAACCCTTGGTGCCGCCAATTCTTTATATCTAGATGGTACCGCAAGCGCCTTGATATTTCAAGGTACCGTATCTAGCGTCAATTCAACAAAACTTGTCGTCACAAACCCAACCGCAACCCGTACAGCCACTCTTCAAGATGCTTCTGGGACGATCGCTTTAAGCACCAATAACCTTTCCTTCTTCTCTTCTACAACATCTTCTCAACTGGCTGGCGTAATCAGCGATGAAACAGGAACGGGTTCCCTTGTTTTTGCTACGTCACCGTCCTTGGTTACACCAACAATTGGTAGCGCGGGGGCAAACTTCAGTGGTGCGACTTCTGGGACAACTTCCCTACTGGCTTCTGCCACAGCCTCTGGTGCCCTTACGTTACCTGCCGCTACTGATACGCTAATTGGTAAGGCAACAACGGATGTCTTAACAAATAAGACCTTTGATACGGCGGCTACCGGTAACGTTCTAAAAATCAATGGTACAGGAATTACGGCTGTAACAGGATCCGGCGCGGTTGTGCTTGCAACATCACCAACGCTGGTTACCCCTACCTTGGGTGTTGCATCTGCTACGAGCATCAATAAATTAGCCATCACAGCTCCCGCCACGGGATCCACCCTGGCTGTTGCTGATGGTAAAACCCTGACAGCATCCAATACGCTGACATTTACCGGTACAGATGGATCCACCATCGCCTTTGGGGCAGGGGGCACCATTGCTTACCTAGGGAGTAATAACGCTTTTACTGGCGCCAATACCTTTACAAATACCACTGGGCAAACTTTTAGGCAGACCTCAACGCAAGATGGCATTATTCTCAATGGCCGGGCAGGAGGATCCAGTAGTTACGCCGTTACCTTTACCCCTACTACTTTGACAGCAAACCGTACGATGACAATTCCAGATGAGACAGGAACTTTTGCTTCGCAGGATTTTGCTACTGCGATTGCAATTGCGTTAGGATAGTATTATGTCAACACAAGTACAATTTCGTAGAGGCACGACGACCGATATCAGCGGCTTCACTGGAGCTGTTGGTGAAGTTGTTGTAGATATCACGAAGAATACGGTTGTCGTCAACAATGGCGTCAAGGCTGGTGGCTATCCGCTTTTGCGTGAAGACTGCACAAACATCAGTCTATCGCCCGGTTCGCTGTCCAGCTGTGCTATTAAATTTGCTAATAGTGCCAGCACCGGCATCTATAGTCCCGTGTTAGGTTCCGTTGCACTGGTAACCAATGGTGTGGCAGGGCTTACAATAGATTCATCTGGTGCTATCACCATCCCCGGAAATGTTGCTATTACAGGTAATGTTTCAATTGGGGGGACGTTTACTTCCTCTGACAACCTCGCCCTCATCGTTGCTCTAGGCTGACATGGCAAATACATTCACAAGAAGTACAAAGTCCAGCTTGGTGCAATCCACCACAGGCACAAACGAATCCAATACTGCGACAACTTTTGATATTGTTACGGCTGGCGGCTCGGCAACATTGATTATTTTGAGCATCCTGGTATCCAATAAAACCGGAAGCAGTGCTAACAGTAATGTGTATTTGCTACCAAGCGGGGGAACTGGTGTTTATCTGTTGAAGAATGCTCCCGTACCTGCCGGTTCATCTCTTGAAATGATATCAGGCAGTAAAATTATCATGACGGCAAACGATATCCTTCGAGCCAGCTCTGATACTGCCTCGGCATTGGATGTAACCATTAGTTATCTGCAGCAGACATAATGGCACTTACTCAAGTTGATGCCAACCAACTTAACTCCAACGTATTCAGTGTTGTTGGCCCTTTTCGTAATCGCCTGATCAACGGTGCAATGCAGGTTGCACAACGCGGTACATCAGCTACGGTAACTGCTGGTACGGCGGTTCCAACTGCCAGCACCGGCTATCCCACCGTTGATCGTTGGTATGTCTACTCCACTGGTGCAAACGTTACGGCAGCACAAGTTTCTGGTTCTGGTGCGGTTAGAAACCGCTTGCAGATCACAGGTGCGGCTTCTGTTACAGCTGTTGGCATTGGCCAACGTATCGAAGCACTCAATTCTTATGATCTTGCTGGTAGCAACGCTACTCTCAGCGTTGACCTTGCCAATTCTTTATTAACAACAGTAACCTGGACCTCATATTACGCTACGTCAACTGATACTTTTGGCACCGTTGGTACAGCAACTAGGACGCAAATTGCTACAGGTACGCTTACGGTTTCAAGTACGGTGACACGGTATTCAGCAAATATTGCAATTCCTGCAGCTGCTACAACTGGAGTTGAAATTGTATTTACTGTTGGCTCACAAACCAGTGGGACATGGACAATTGGTAACGTACAACTTGAAGCCGGATTAGTAAGCAGCACTTTTGAACAGCGTAGCTATCGACAAGAGCTTGGATTGTGTCAGCGCTATTACCAAAAGACAAGCGCTGCTTGGATTGTGGATACGTCGCCGTTAAATCAAGCCAAATACCATATTGTCACAATGAGAACAACGCCAACGGCAGCTGGCGGCGGTGCAGGATATAGCTATAGTGGCAATGGTGAAGTCCTTGTTGAATCTCAAACGGCTAAGGCAGCAGCAAGCATTACTTACTCTGCGGAGGTTTCATAATGTACCAGCTAACAGATTCAAGCAGCATCCTGCGCCTAGAAGATAATGCATTAATTCCAGCAGATGAAACAAATTCTGATTACACCATTTATTTGCAATGGGTGGAAGAGGGTAACGAGCCAAAACCAAATCCTGGCGTAAGGCCATATACGTGGGAGCAGGCAATTGAAAGACGTGACAAGGAATTAGCAGCGTCTGATTGGACAATGATTCCCGGTTGCACGGTAGATCAACATGCATGGGCCGTTTATCGCCAGGTCTTAAGGGATATCCCACAAACCTTTGCTGATTGTGACCCAATTGGTATTATTTGGCCGGAAAAACCCTCTACGGCGGGGCCTAATACTAAGCCAAAAGAAGAGGCTCCTGAACCAGTGGAAACTCCGGCCAATGTAGTGGCTGAACATGAAGCAGAGGCTGTGACGGTTGAGGAAGTGGCCCCACCTTCCGCGCTTGAACCTGTAGATGTAGTGACAACTTCTGAAGATACCGAAACCTTAGCTGTTGAAGAAACTGTTCCCGCTGTAGATGTTTCTGCGCCCACATCTGAAAAAGAAGTTTCAGCTACAATTGATATTACTGAGACGAAGTAACAATGGCTTATTTGGGGAACAGCCTACAAGCGGCTTATTCATCCTATCTTTTAATTGATAGTTTAAGCGCAAGTTTTAATGGTACAACGACATCATTTGCGCTTAAGGTCAATGGTGTTACTCCTGTACCCTTCCCCCTTAATGAGCAGAACGTTCTGATCTCCGTTGGTGGTGTACCGCAGAAACCTGATCCAACGGGTGCAGAAGGTTTTAAATTTTCCGGTACCAACATTGTTTTTAGTTCCGCGCCTAAAACTGGAGAGGCTTTCTGGGGTGTTGTTCTTGCTGGCGCAGATTATGTCAATGTTGGCGTCAGTTACCCAGACGGTACGGCCGCAACACCTAGCATTACGTTTAATACAACAAAAACAACAGGACTTTACTTAGCCGGTGTTTCTACGTTAGGTTTTGCTACTGCAGGCATTCTTCGATCCACAATTGATTCAAACGGTAATCTTTCCGTAGTGTCAACTGGTTCTGCCACGGCACCTGCGGTTGCTGTTGGTACCGGAACTACTTATGCACCTGGAATCTACTCTCCAGGCACAGACCAACTAGCCATCAGCACTAGTGGGTCTGGGCGGTTGCTTGTGGATGCAAGTGGTTCGTTACTTATTGCGACTACGACAAACCCAACAACAGGAACCGTTTCCCGCCCCCCAATTAGTTTAAAACAATTAAACGACTCTTCTGCTTTCTCGGCAATTCATATTGAAGCCAACGCAGATCAATCTTTATTAGGAATTGGATATAACGGTTTCGCTTTTGGATTCAATACTTCTTATCGCGGCACCGGGGCATATAAAGACATTTTCTTTGCTACCGGTAACGTTGAACGCATGCGCCTGGACACTAGCGGGCGTTTAGGCTTGGGGACTAGTAGCCCTCAAGGAACTATTCATGTAAAACACGCAACCGATGCCAATATTTTCTTTAGAAATGGAACGGCTGCTGGATTAAGCACAGGCACGATTGCTGAATGC